AGTCGGTTTCCCATCTTTGAACTCAGGCTCCTTGTCGATGAACAAGACCGTATTTTCATCAATGGGGCAGTCCATATCATCAGTAATCAATACCTTGTCATAGGACTCCAAATTGCCAAACATCTCCACCTGCGCGTACCCCGTTGCCGGGGACACACTGCACATCAATTTGACGGGTTCAGCATACCCAACGCCGTATTCACCTGTTTCATATCCGTTAGCATCCAGCAAAGCTTTCCGCTCCTGATACAGGCAGTAGTGAACGGGGGTCAGGTTTCGTTTCATCAGCTTCATGTCAGCACCCCCACCATCGGGGTAATGCGCCGCAGCAAGGTAGGGGGAATATCGCCATCCTCATAGGAGCGGGACACACCATTTTCACTGTGCGCCGTTTCACCCTCCGCGCCGCGCTTGTTAAGCATGTACGCCGCAATCTCAACCTGCACCGTATGGTAGGGAGTCGGCACTTCCTCCGCTCCCGTCCCATACGGGTATGCTTTTGTCACTACTACATTTTTAGCCAGGGTGAGGTAGGTAGACAGCACGTCATTATCCGTTTCACCCGTCATGCTTTTCAGCATTGTCAGCTTTTCAGCATCAGTCATGTTGTCCACCCTCCTTCCTTAGTTACGCACCTGCGCCGGGAAACTCAGCAGCGTTAGCCACGTAAACGCTACGGCTGTAAGTAGGCTTCTCAAAGGCAGTGGAAATGCCAGTGAACTTACCGTGATACCATTCGGGACCGTGGTCAAGACCAATCTGACCGAACAGCTGATACTTCTCACCTGCGCCAGTCTTAGCAAGCTGCTCCAGGAAGAAGTTGCCCTTGCCGGGAACAGGCTGATACACAGGAGCGATAACGTCCAGGTTCAGAAGCAGCGCAGTACCAGCAGGCAGGCACTCACCCAGATGCAGGTAGACAACGCCCAGAGGGGTAATCACGCTGGACAGTGCGATACCGTTAATCTCACGGGCAGCGGGAACCACAGTCAGACCATTCTGAACAGCGTCAGCGTTAATCTGGAACAGAGTGACCGCATCGCACCACAGGCACAGACCGTCAGTAGGAGCATTGGCACCATAAATCTTCTTCATCATGTCAGCAATGTCCCACAGACCCAGGGGCTTGCTACCCATCGCAGTGACATTGGAAGTGATAGCGGGAACCAGACCACGGGTCTTGTTGGCTTCACTGTCCTTAGTAGCCTTATGGAACTCACCATTGATGAAGGTGTACTCAATGTCGCGGTTCACCTTCTGGATTTTAGCCGCAACCTGGAAGTCCAGTTCGTTCATGGGATTAGCCTGCTGGTTCTCAATGTTGATACCAGACAGAGTACCCATGTTAGACTGCTTCGCATAGGAAATGCCCACGGACTCCATGAAAATCTGGGTCACGTTGGTTTTCTGCTCACGGGTCACAACGGACGCGTCAGGAGCAGTCAGAGAAGCGGTTTCACTGATTGCAGGCTGAGAACCGTCACCGCCAGAAGTGTACTCCTGACCAGTAACGAACTCTACATGGTTCGTGGTTTTCGCCTTACTACCAATGATGGAAGAAAGCGGGGTACGCACGTTACCCTTGTTGAACAGCATACCGCTATAATTCAGTACGCCGAAACTGGTTGCAAAAACGTCAGCCATTTTGAATTACCTCCAAATCTTATTCTTTGCCTGCATCATCAGCCGTGTCCTGGGCTTGCAGGCGGGTATAGTATGCGGCAGCGGTAAAGTCACCGTTTGCCTGTGCTTCGGAAATCTTCTTCGCGTAATCCATACCGCCAGTTTCAGAACCCGCAGCAGGACGGGGAGTCTTACGCATCTGGTCAGCCTGGATAATCTTCTTCTGGGCTTCAAGGTATTTGGACTGATTTGCCATAACCTTATCCATGTCACCATCCACCATAGCGGCAGCGGTTTCATCAGCCAGCTTTTCATCATAGCCCATTGCCAGCAGCTTACCCTTGCTTTCAGACAGGGCAATGGAACGCTTCAACTCGCCATTCTCTTTGACAAGCTTCTCATGTTCCTCCTTCTGGGCAGCGGCAGCGGCTTCATCATCGGACTGCTTGCTTCTAAGCTGCTTCTTAAACTCTGCGGCTTCGGAATTAGCCTTAGACAGCGCGGCTTTCAGCCTGTTTACCTCCGCAGTGTTACCGTTACCTACGGCTTCCAGCGCGGTAGAGATTTCTTCTTCGGTCATGCCCTCCTTGTAGGCACTACCCAGCAAATCACTCAAATAACTCATTTCAAAGTCCTCCTTGCGTTTTAAGGTGTTCCCTCACCATGTTTTTCTGTTTTATCCTCTTGTCTTGAGTTTGCGTTTTTGATAAGCCAGTTTCCCTACTGGCATGGAAAGCGGTTACCCGCTATACATCAAGTGTCAGTCGCACGATACATCGGCAGTTCACATTGTTTTCCGCTTTTGTAAACCCACCAGGATATGCAGCGTGGTCACCATCAAAGGTGAAAAATTCTTCTTCCAGCGGAACGGATACGCCCTCAAGATAGCTGTGTGTTTCCCGGACTGCATCATCTCTAACGGTAATCCAATCCTTGTTTACACCAAAGCTTCCATTTTCAACGTAGTCCTCACCGCCGTCATATACGGCAGCGTTGTAGACTCTATGGAACTCAGACTCAGCCAGTGTTTTCAAACCGCCTAAATCGTTGTTCAGCACATGGTCTGCAACTCTGTCCTCAAAGGTCTTGCCGTCAATGACAAGGTAGATAGCCGCTTCCATCAGGTCAATGTCCACGCTCATTTCATGGTCAAGCATGACAGAAGCACTCTCAATCCCCATCGTGTAGGCATTTATCAGAAAAGAGAGAAAGTCATCCGCAATCTGATTGACTCTTGCGGAAATGTCCTCACCCGTTGCGCTGTAGTAGCTTGTGGACGTGAGGACGTTCAGTTCGTCCAGTGCCAGAGTGTATCTGGAAACTACTTCATCCATTGTTCTTTCCTCTAAAGAAAAATGGGACTATGAGCGTGTTATTCGCTCACAGTCCCATTGGACTTACCCTGAACCTCTGTCCCGGCTTCCTTCATTTTCAGTTTTCGTCTGACCTCAACAATGGCAACCTTGCCCTGTTCAATCAGCACTTCCACTCTGCTTCCGTGTTTGAGCAGGGTTTCCATCTGCTCCACCATCTCCCGTGTGATTGTCGGAGTCATCGTCATTCTCTCCCTTCATTGCGTTTTGCTTCTCAAATAACTCCTGCGCTTTCTTCTCTTGTTCCTCCACATACTCCTGACTCACTGTATAAGCCAGGTCGGAGTCTACGAACAAACCGCAGTGTTCAAATGCAAGGCGCGGATGGATTTTCGTGTTCTTCAACATCAGGTCAAGCACCTGCGCCTTTTGCAGAATATTTTCATAGTTGCGGCGGGTAAAGCGGATTTCAATGTTATGCACCTTCAAATCCATACCCGTCAGGGTGTGACAGATATTGAGTATCAGTTTCAGGAACCGTCTTTCGGACTTCTTAAACATCAACTCACTGTCTTTCGCTCTTGCTTCCGCAGCAGACCAGCCATCACGCATGATGACCGCAGACCCGGTATCGCTGGTAGAAGAACCGCCGTTGCGGTTCGGCATACCACAGATAGTCAACACTGTCTGATACATGTGGTCAACCAAAGTCTGTGTTTCACCCTGACTCAAGTTGCTTACAAGGTAGGATACTTCGGCTTTCAACTGCGGGTCAATGTCCCGGAACTTGATAGCACCTTCCTCACGCAGCTTCTTGTAGTCCTCACTGGAAATGTCTACGTTATGGAAAAGCATGAGTGCCTGGATGAACTGCTCCACACCGTCCAGTCTATTACTGTCAGTGGTGTTGATTGCATCCAGCAGGGGAATAACCAACTCAAACGCACCGATACGGGCAAGGTTGAGCGGATATTCGATAATCGGAATGTCCCCCAGAATATGAGGGGCAGCGGCTACAACTTTGGACTCTACGATTTCAAAGTATTCGTAGCGGGAGTAGCAGGAGTAGTGAACCACTCCGTTTTCATCCACTACATACTTCACGCCCAGGATAGGCTTGTTACCCAATCCATTGTTGTAAACCACAAATGTATTGCGGGGGTCAAGGGTGTAAACCTCAAACGGGGAGTCATCCTCAAACCCATCTTCATCAGGAAGAACCATTCTGTAAGAAGTACCGCAGATATGGAACCAGTCAGCCAGTTCCTTATCCTTCGCAGGCTTTTCCTCTGCGAATACATATTCGTTAAGCTGATTGATAGCATCAGCCAGGTTCTCACCGTTGCCACGGGATACATACTGCAAAGGTTCACCCATAAGGTAACCAGACTTGAAGGATACAATCTCATTCGCCCGGTTCTCAACAATCGTGTTGCAGATTTCAGGACGAACCTGCTTCTCACGGTTCAGAACGGGCTGTCTGCCCTTGTAGTAGTTCCAAAGGTACTCAATCTCAGACCTATTCTTCCAATGATAGGGAAGTGCCTTACGTAGAATACTCACTACGTTTCCAATGGTGACTTCCGTTTCATCACTTTTGATAACACGTCTACCGTGTAGTGCCATAGCCACGTAGATAACCTCCCTCCACTGTATTTAGGCATAGACCTACCTACGGATATTATACAACTCTCCAATCCTTTTGTCAAGATATGTTGTACTAATAGCATTGAAGAATTTTTAGCAAAATCTCTTGAATACTTCAACTTTTGCACCCACCAGACCACGTAATTCATTCTCAAGCAGGGATAAAGAGTCAGGAGCGTCATCATGGGGAACCTTACCGCTTCGGGTATAGGTAATGACCTGCTTCATAAATTCTGCATACGGACTGTTCCGGGCATATAGGGACGCATCCTTGAAGTAGAAATTCTTGAGGATGGTATCAGACGCAAACTCAATACGGGTCTGCTTATTACTGATAGTACGCTTCGTGCGGATATTACAAGTGTACTTCCTGTCCTCAAGCATCTTCGCCACGTCACGGGCAAAGTAGGAACCTGCGTTGTTACTCTCAAAGGTACAGGCTACAACCTTGTTATCAATGAGGGCTTTCGCACATTCGGGCTTCGTGGTTTCAGGCGGGGAGTCATCGAACACAACGTCAATGATGTAGACTTCCTCACCGTACACCGCAGCGATAGGCATAGCGCAGTAGTCCTCACCCTTATCCGCAGTATCGCAGACCGCAATGATACTGTCAGGGTCACGGTCAGCAGGCAGTTCAAAGTAGCGGTTCAGACTCTTTTCCGGGAACAGAACGCCCTTCGCTTCAAAAGGTTGCTGCTGGAACTCAGACTCCCACTGCTCCGCAGACAACATCTCGCGCTGGTCACGGAAATACTGCGTGGTGAATACCTTCTTACCCTCACGGATGTACTCAAAGTTACTTTCATCGGTAACCGGGTCAAGGGCAGGAGTTTCAATGACCTTCATGCGCTTACCCTGCTTACGCATTTCCTCCTGCAAGTGACCGATAGGGTCATACAGGGAGTAACGCGTACCACAGATAACGATAGGC